CTGAACAAGCCAACCATTCCTGCAGCGCAGGTCAATAGTGATTGGCTGTGAGTGGTGTTGCGGAAATCCTTAACAAGCCAACACTTGCCACAGTTGCTACATCAGGCGATTACAACGACTTAATCAATCAGCCATACATACCAACGAACCTTGATGATTTAGCTGATGTAAACGTAGCAGGTGTTACCAATGGGCAGGTTCTAACTTACAACACGTTATTAGGAGACTGGATAGCTACCACACCTTCTACGGGTGGTTCAGTTACTTCGGTTGGTCTTACAATGCCAGCACCAACAAACGCTGCATTTAGTGTAAGTGGTTCACCTGTTACAACTTCAGGCACACTTGCGGTTGCAGCAAATGGTACAACTGATCAATACATCGATGGCACCGGTGCGCTTCGCACGCTACCTTCAACAGGTGGTGGTGGTGGTCAGGTGTTGTACTTTAATGGTAACGTTTCGCAAGGTACTATAGGTGGCAATGCTTACTATGAGTTAGGCACAGCAGCCAACACAGGACCAGCAGCAGATTTTACACGCGCAACAACGGGTGTGATTGCCCGATTTATCACTGATGTTGGTTCACCAAACCACGTTCTTATTCCTTCAGGTGTTTGGACTATTGATGTGTATTTAAGTGAAACAGGTGGTGGTGCAAATCATGCTGAAATACTTGCAAAAGTGTACACATATAACGGCAGCACATTCACGTTAGTGGCTACTTCACCGGTAGAAGAAATAACTAATGGAAGCGTGCCTGATTTGTATTCATTTAATATTTCAGTTCCTAATACAGTTACAGCAGCAACCGACCGCATACACATTGAATTCGATATTCAAAATACCAATGGTAAAACTGTAACACTATACACTGAGAATGGTAAGATTGGTGAAGTGCATACTACCTACGCAATCGGACTTTCTTCGCTTAATGGCTTAACTGAAAGCACGCAGAACTTTGCAGTAGGAACAGCAGGAACTGACTTTGCCATCACAAGTGCAGGCAGCACACACACGTTTGATTTACCAACTGCATCTGCATCAAATCGCGGTGCATTGAGCAGCGCAGATTGGACTACGTTTAATGGTAAACAAAATAGTATCGGACTTACTACGGTTGGAACTAACCTTGCAACGCTTCCGAATCCAAGTGCTGTTCGTTATTTACGTATCAATGCCGATAATACCGTTTCTGCTTTAACACTTTTGGAATTAAAGGCGGATATAGGTGTGGGTGGATATGCTGTGTTAGGAAGCGATTTTATTACAAGTGGAACAGCTTATCAAAACATCACAGGTCTATCATTCGCAGTAAGCGCAGGTAAAACATACAAGTGGCGAGCAACTATTATCATTGTTGCCACAGGTACGGTGAATGGTATGCTTAGCACGAATGGTCCAACAGGTACAACGGTTTATCGTTTTACAATCGGAACAGGTGGAACAACCAACACAATCAACAACGGTAGCGCAAACAATACAGGTGCTGCAGTAGCTATTTCAACCACACAACGTATAGCCAGTGCAGATGGTATTTACATAGCAACGGCAAATGGAACGGTAAGCATGAGTGTAATCGCATCAGTGAACGCACTTGTTACAATCAAAGCAGGTTCAATCGTAGAATATGAAGAAGTAGCATAATGGCAACCGAGTTTGAAGATATGTTGAATGAGTATGCCGCAACGGTTATCGAGCGAGCGCAATCCAACCTGCGTATCAAAAGACGTGTGCGTGGTAAGGTTGTAAATCGTGTTGCTTCGGGTAACTTGCTTCGCTCATTAACTTACAAGCTGCGCATTCGCTATGGCAAACCCACCATTGACTTCACTGTCAAAGGGGATGCTGGTAAATATGCAGATGTTATTGAATATGGGCGCAAACCAAACTCAAAGATGCCACCTGTTGCGGCTATTGAAAAGTGGATTCGCATGAAGCCATTGAAATTGCGAAACAAACAGGGTGAGTTTATCAAGTCAACCGAAAGCGCAATCAAAAGTGCAGCATACAATATCGCACGTAGCATTGGTAAAAAAGGTATCGAAGGCATCAACTATTATCAGGATGCAATAGACGATACATGGGATGAATACAAAGAGAAGCTAATGGATGCTTACATTAAATCCGTAGAAAATAGAATACTATTAAATAAAAGATAATGGCATTAACAATTGTAGATGAACCCTTCAACTGGGTAGTGCGTGGTCAAAAGATTATGCTGATTGCATCGAGCACAGAAGTAGCACAGCAAGGTTTTCGCTATGGCTTGAACATTACCGTTGATGCTAAGACGTACACGTTCTATTTGTCACCTGCTCCCGACAATAACATGTACTTCGATATTGCGCCACTTGTTGACGATTTGCGCAACCAACAATATCATTTTGGAACGGATAACACCATTGACGATTTAAGCAAGTATTCGCTGAGCGCATCCATTACTGAATGGTGGTTAGTTGGTGGTGTGCTTACAGAGAATGAAGGCAGCGAAGTAACTATGGAAGGGCGCATTGTGATCAATGGTTACTATCAAGTATTCGATGGTTACAAGCCAAATCCTGAAATTGGTGTTGATGACATCAAATATGTACTGCAAGTAAGCTTTAACTATGGTATGAGTGACCGAAAGTTTGGCACGCATTCATGGTATTTAGCACCGACTTGGGGAGCAGGCAACCCAACAGCACAAAACATCGTGTGGATTCCTTCATACGAAACTGACTATGGAACGTTAAGCATACCGGGTAACGCAACATATATGTTCAATAACCTTGTTGACAATGTGCGCATTAATTTAGTCAAAGCCAATGGAACAACGCTAACCGAAACGCTATCATTGAATGGGTATGATATTGAAGCTTTGCCTGTTTATCCTGCAAACATGAATGATTGGACAGGTGCATGGACAATCAAACCAAATGAGAATGACAATCCCGGTTGGAGATATTACGAAGTGTTTGCACGTACAAGTGGTGCGCAGTCAAGTGTGAAATACCGCTTCTACAATGCAGCTTACTATGGGCAGAAGGATTGCCACAATGATGTGATTCGTTTGGGATGGGTGAACAGTCGTGGTGGATGGGACTACTTCAACTTCATAAAGAAGTCTGAGATGAATGATGAGATTGAGCGCAAGAAGTACCGCAAGGTGTTGTTCAATAGTACAACAAGTGTGTTTAGCAAAGACGATCGCGGATTGTATGAACGCAGGAACTTAGTACAGCAAGTATTGACAGTAACCAGCGACTATATACAAGAAGGTGAGTTTCTATTTCTTCGCTCGTTATTGGTTAGCAATCAGGTTGTATGGATAACACAGCGCAACGGTGAGAACATCGCGCTGCCTGTTAACTTAGACGATACCACATACACCGAACGTAAGACACGCGACGGCAAGCTTTACAACCTATCTTTGAAAGTAAGAATGGCAAACGAATACTGGACATAACATGAATGGAGAAGTACAACTAATAGTAAGTAGCGAGCAGCTACCTAACATAGTAAGTGGAACTGACTATTTAGCCAGCGCGATAGTTTCAGGCGATAGTTTTTTCTTTGCATCAGCGGGAGCAAGTGGATATACTATAGGTAGCAAGATTGAAATAATCGACCAAAGTGTTTCACCTGAAGTTGTTTTGTTTACACGCTATGTGATTGCGTATGATACAATCACAGGTGAGGTAACAGTGGACCAACCATTCACATCAAATGTTCCTACAGCTGGTACTTCGATTTACATATATACACTAATAGTTGCAGATACGTATCTTGACCTATACGAGAACGAAAGCATATCGCAGAACTGGAAGTTTCAAGATTTATCCAACTTCACAGCGCAAGGCGCATTCAGTCGTGAGTTCCGCTTACCATTTAGCGAAACGAATAAGGAAGCATTAGGCGCGTTATTCGATAACAATGTAGAGCAAGGTGCGGAGAACTATTTCTTCTACAAATTACCTGCTGAAATCCGCGTAGATACCCTACCTATTGCCACAGGTTACTTGCGTGTGCGCAAGGTATATAAACAAATGGGCAAACTTAACGAAGTCGAAGTAGCTTTCTATGCTGAAACACCTGACCTTGTTCGCACCATTGGCGAAAAAAAGCTAAGTGATATTGCTGCACTTGCTGATTTGAATGAAGCGGTTACATACGCAAACGTAACAACTGAAACAGCCGACCGCATTTGGTCGCTATGTGATCGTGGGCAATTATGGAGCAACGATGGTAGCGCAGGTTCACGACCTATTCGCACTCCGAGCGCACCACTTTACCCGGCTGATTTAACACCATCAGTTAGTTGGTGGTTTCTACTTCGCAACATTGTAACGGAAGCAGGATTTGACCTTGTGGCTTCATCACTTGAAAACATCCTCAATGATTACTGGATGCCTTTCTGCAATACACCGCAGTTAATCAATCAAGGTGGGAGCAATCAATACTTCTTTGCGGCTTATCCCGATGTCCCATTTGAAATATATCTTGCATCAACAGGTACTTCGAGTTATTCGAATATGGTTGAAAACTTTGATAATAATGGTGACTTTGATGCTGTGACAGGTGTCTATACAGCATCAGCAGTAGGCACTTTTACATTTCACCTTCATCAGTATTTTTCTGCTGGGTTTGGAGCCACTGGTACGAGTTACATAATTATTCATGTGCGTATATATAAAAATGGAAGTTGGCTTAGAACTATTTCAAATTACTTTTTTGTAGCACCAAGTGCAGTAGAACAATTCGGATTGTTTGATGAAACATTTAATCTTGAATTGGAATACAGAGACTACATCATGGAGAGGGCCAACCTTGAAAATGGTGATGGGATTTTCCGATTGATGAACAGTGGTGATTATTATGAAGGCTTTAAAGAAAAGATGACAGGAAACCAAAATGAACAAAGATGAAGCCCACCACTTACTCAACAAAAGAAAACAAGGGCTTGCCGTCCCACTCTACCTTGTCAACAGAGCCTTGGTTGTATCAGGAGACATTAGCATGGCTTGTTCACCTTGCAAAACAACCTGGATGGAAGGGTCAGGCATGGCACAGGGCCAAGGAATTAGAGAGTTGTTCTACCCATTTGTGGATAGGGATAACCCAGGACTTAATCCAACAAATGAAAGAACACAATGACAATTTGGATCGGGTTAGACCCAGGGTCGATTAGTGGTGCAGTTGGTGCACTTGATTCAAATGGCGATTATTTGGACTCATTTATGATCGAACATAAAGATAAAAATATATTGCCACTTGTATTCAAAAACATGATATTGCGGTGCATTGACCCAAGAGAGGGCGCAGAGATATGCATGGAATCGGTGCATTCAATGCCAGGGCAAGGGGTTAGCAGTAGTTTTCAGTTTGGCAGGGCTGTAGGTGTTATCTCAGCCGTGGCAGAGTTAACAAATTATCCATTCTCACTTGTGACCCCTCAGCGCTGGAAAAAGTATTTCCATCTGACAAGCGATAAAAACGAAAGCCTAGACCTAGCCCGATCATTTTGGCCTGAAGCCAAGCTAACCAGAAAGAAAGATGGAAACAGGGCAGAGGCATTATTAATTGCACTTTATTGGCGTGAGCAGATTAATGGCAAACAAGATAAACCCAAACAGAACCCAGACTGATTTCAAGATCAATTTAAGCCCCGAACAAAGGGCCATTCTGGAATTGATCGGGAATGGAAACATGACCCAAGGGTTGAAGGTTGCAATCGATCAAGCAGGGCACTTCTGGAATTGTGGACTTGAACCAGAAATGAACCTGAATTATGTGGGCCTTGTCACCACACTGCCAAACCATGATGATGATTGACCAAAAAAATGCCGCTAGAAGGGCTTAAAAGGGGTCTAGAAGGGCTTGTTTTTCTGAGGGTAAATAGGGCAATGGTAAAATGGCTTGCAGGGGCTTAAAAGTGGGCAAAGAAAAACCGCCCGAAGGCGGCTTAAGTGAGTGGTTCTTAACTTACTTTTTGCGAGTAAGTATTCTGAGGATTAGGGCGAGAGTGGCATATATCATCAGAGCTGCCTATAAACAGCGGCCTCATCGGTTTCACCGATTAATGAGCCATTGTCTGCCAGAAAATCCAAAACTGCCGTCTTAATTGAATCTTTGCTTTCGCACTCTGAAAGGTCGATAGAATAATCTTCAGCGATAGAGGCAAAATCATTTTCTGCAAAATCGCAGCAAATCCCAATAACATCCATTTCGATTTCTTCACCAGTGTCTTGCTCATAGTCTTCAAAATATCGAAACAAAACGCCCAGGCCATCATAAGAGAATTGACCGCCTCTACCCATGCGTTTAAACGCTTCCCTAAAATCATAAACTGAAACTGTGGTTTTCATGTCAAAGCCTTTCAAAGTTGAAGAACCCCAAGCCAAAGCCCAGGCCAAAGGGCACTGAATGCCCTTCAGTCTAGGTTTTATGCGGTTTCACTCACTGATTGATCGACAATTTCAGGGGCTTTTCTGGGTTTGTGGCACCATGATGGCACTCCAGCCCCACCAGAATCACGCATGGGCATCTGTGCTGGCTGGCATGACTTGCGCGATGTACCGGGCAACCGTCGAGCGATCCAGTTCAAACTTTCGCGCAATGGCCGAGTCAGACACGGCAGCAGCCTTGCGAGTCGCGCGCAGGCACATCTGCCGGCGGCGGTGTATCTCGGATGCCTGCCACTCGGTTAGGTAGCGCAAAAACCCGTGGTGGCGGCTGGTTAGGTGCATTGCTTCGGCTCCTTGCCGGCAGACAGGGCGGCACGCATGGCTTCGACCTGGGCGTTTCCCGCAAGACCGGCGACAGGCAGCATCGTTACAGCAAACTCAAGAGGACTGGCCAGCTCGCCAATCCGCCGGGCCTGCTGGTCGCGCTCGGCTATCACAGATACAGCAGCATCGTCGCCAAGCTCAAATCCTGCCGCTGAAAGCCGTGACAGCAGATTCCTAGCAGTATGAAGCTCGGAAAACTGTGATTTGTAGTTGGAGATTGTTTCTGCTTGCTGGTCGCGCTCTTTCTCTGCGTCCAGGCATGCTCTGGTCATTACCTTGAACTCGGCCCAGCATGCGAGGCGATCACTGTTGATCTTTGCAACCTCGCCCCGCAGCCCGTCGATGATGGCCTGGGCGGCGCTGAGCTTTTCCAAAATGTCGCCAGCTACATCCCGCCCATCCACGCCAGCAGGCGATTGGGCGGATAGGAGGGCGCGCAGGTCACGAACCGTGGGCGTGTCTACCTCATACGCAAGTTCAAGCGTATAGGCCGCGCGCTCCAACAGCTCGCGCGGCACGTTGG